TTTTGTTCCATTCATCCCTCGCCTGTTGTAAAATCCTGTTCCTTTCATTTTCTTTGGCAGTTTCTATATTTGAACTTATAAATTCCCACGTAAAAAGCCTGGAACCAAAAACGGGTGTTTCCTGTTCCTTATCCAAATCGTACGGACCAATCAACCGGAGTGTTCTTAATGTCAGATCAACGGGTACAATCTTATTTGCCGGAAGAGAATAAGAAAGCCCGTCAAAAAGTAAATATTGTCCTCGAAGTATTACCGGTGTTAAGATATCCATACCCGTAAGCCGGTGAACCGGTAACAAAACGTTTGCCTCTATCTTATTGAATGAATGTCTTAATATAGCGTCGTATTTCTTCCAGAAGTTAAAAAACAGGCCATTATCATATTGAAAAAATAGCGACATTGTATGCTTGCTTCCGTCTCTTAATATAACCTCTTCGGCGTCAGAGGTGTAAGGTAACACAGAACCGAAAGGATATTTACTATTTTGGGAAGACGTAAACGCAAACACGAAGGATAACGGTGTTTCCACCTTCTCCGAGTCTTCATCGTTATTATTAGAGGAAGTTTTAAGATACGTGTAACGGTGCACGTAATCAGCAAGATATTGAGGGGAAAGAATATCATTCGGGGCAAAATCCATTGGAACGCATTCGTCGTCGCTGGTTAATTCGTTATCTTCGATATTGTCGGTTTTCCGATCCCAGGAAAAGAAACTCGATGAAGAATAAGTAAGGCGGTTATTATCTTCATCCCATTTAAACCACCGTCCTGTTGTTTCCTCATAATTTAGATGTATCACCCTTTTAGATACATCAACTTTAGTTAACCTTGCGACTTTCTGATCTTTCAAGTAATCTTCAAGTCTTTCAACAGAGGGGGCCGCACCGGTAAAGGAAGTTCTGGCCGATAACTTCATTTGCCGGGCCGTTTCGTAAGTTATTAAAGGTTCGTCCGTCAGGCTACGGGACAAATCAATGTCCGGAACATCATCCACAATATCCCGGATCAGTCTTAACGTGGCTGTTTTCGTATCGGAAGAAACATTATAAACCAGTCCGAAACGCACATGCAAGGCGTTTAAAAAGTCCTCTACTGTGCAATCCGGCATCAAATCAGCGTAAGAAAGCTTTCCTTTAACACAACAGTCGGCCGCATTATTCAATATTACCAGGTTAGAAAGTTCCTTGTTCGTCTTAAAAGGATTTTCGGTTATAGTATATCCAAATTCGGAAAAAACAAGTTCCAGCACACGCCATACATATAAAAAGGCCGTTACGCCGTAACCTTCCGGAAGTGTTACGGCAGTCGGAGTACCATTTACTAAAAAAGTTTCTGTTCTTGCTTGATAACGTAAACGATAAACTTTACTTCCTTCTGATACAGGTGTGATATAGTTCAAGTATTTAGGGTAAAACTGATTATCTTTCGAATCGTTACCGGTCATAATCTGAAATACGGCATAATCAGTCTGATAACCTCCTAAAACCTGTTGCAAATGTGCGCAAAGAGAATTAACGCTGCTATACTCCTTCACCGGTAATGTAATAGCATTTAATTTTTTTGCTTTCCATGCGCTGTAGGCTTCCGAATTGTCAAAGCCGATGTTAAGGGTAATACCTTCTTTTTTACCGGCGGAAACAATATTTATCTTTCCGGTACGTTTATATGCTCCGTCCAATATCGTACATGCCTGATCTTCATTCATCGGCTTTATACCCATGTCGAGACGGTGAGCAAAACCGGTTATTTTAGCATTGTTGCCGGTACATGGAACCGTAACCGGTACGGTTTGCGATCCCCGGTCGTTCATGACAGGGGATTTTTCATCAATCTGTACGGTAAAGTCACCCCCTAAATCCAGATAACCTTTGTTCGTCTTTATCTTTAGCATAATGATTACTTATTTTCCGCGTGTAAAGGTGTCGCGGGCGTTATCTATAGTTTCTTTGGCCTTCTCCAAATCCTGATAAACGATATAGGCCTTTATCAATTTGATAGCCTCACAGGAGGCGCGAAGCTCCTTTGCCGCTTCCAGGAACTCCCGGTAGGAAGAATCCCCTGCATAAGAGGTAACGTAACCGCCTTCCGCATATTCACCCGGATTCTGTGGCAACGGGTTCGCATTGGTACGCTGCCGCCTGATCGCTTCGATAGTGCTAACAGCGTCAATTACTTTAGGATTATTCATTTCCGGCTGTGGTACCACATATTCTCCCTTATGAACTACGCCGGCCACTTCATAGCGTCCGCCGGGACCGGTGTAACCGCCTTCCGAATATCCACCACCGGAAGAACCGGAAACAACACGTTCAGCCGTGGCAGTCTTACTGCCGGTGGTGTTTTTCAAGGACATGTTTTTAATCCTGTCCCGTTCTGCTTTGGCCGATGCAAGCTGGGCCACACCGGTAGCCGCAAGCATTACTGCAGCAACGGTTCCGGCGATCGGTCCGAGGTCCGCGTACGCCTTCATAATCGAAACGGCCGTATCTGCTATGATCTGGGAACACTTGATAGCAAAGTTTACATCCGCGTACTTCTTTTGAATCTCCAGTTTCTTATTTTCCTTCTCTTCTTCCAGGGCGGCAGTATCTTCACCGTTGTTCTCGGCTTCCTGTATGAGAACATCGTATTTTGCTTCCACCTGGTCGATTTCGGCTTGTTGAATGGCTTCCACCATGGAAGAGGAAAGACCGGAATAATAATCAAAGTATTTTTTAGCGTTATTCATCTGCATTTGCAGCTTTTTACGCTGGTATGTCTTTTCATCTATTAATTCCTGATCGTGCAGATTCTTTAACAGGGCCAGTTCATTCTGGTATTCCTGTGCCCATGATACGCCGATCTGGGATTGAATCTGGTATAAACTATTCTGGTAGTCAAATTCAAGCTGGCTAATTTCCTGTTGTTTCTGCTTCTCCAAACCAACGGTAGAAATCCCCGCCTGTCTTGCTATCTCAATTATGGCATTATAAGTCGTTTCTACATCCTGAACCTGCTTCCGGTGTGCCTCCTGCATACCGGTTATTCCTACCGGAACGGAAGTTATTTCACGTACTTTTTGGGCAATGGCCGCCCGATCACGCAATAACTTCATTTCAGACTCACGCACGGCGTCGGCCGCTTCCGTCGCTGTTTCTATACGTTTCTGTTTGCCGGTAATTTCCAAAGCGGCAATATCATTCTGGTAAGTACGGTTTATCTCCAGAAGTTCTGCGGCGTGCTCCGCTTCAACTTCCAGCATATAGGCGTCGGCGGCTTCCTGCGTTATTCTCTGGTTTAATACCGCTTTTTCCATGGTGTCCTTCTGGACGTTGTAATAGGCAGTTTCGATCTTTAACCGTTCATCCCGTTTCTCCTGTACCAGTTTTATACGGGCGTCCTCCTGCTTGCCGGTTTCCGTAAAAATGGCCGTCTGTGCTTCTGTTTCGAGCTTGTGGATTTCATCGAGTAACTTCTTCTTCTGGGCCGGTGTCTTTGCTTCCAGCTTCTGGAGTGCGTCGATACGTTCCCGGTAATAGCGAAGGTTTTCCGCCGTTCCTTCGAGAATATACTGGGCTTCCGTCTTATTTTCCTTCTCCCGGTTCTGTTTGATTAGAAGCATACGTTTTTCGTGCTCGATCTCCAGAGGTTTTAACGTGGCGTCCGTTTCCGTATTTTTATACTCCCCGGCTTCCGCCTTCTTTTTGACCTTCCCCAGTTCGTTTAAACGTTTTATTTCGGTGTCGATACGTTCTATTTCCTTGTTTTTCTTGGCGATATTCGCTTCGCTGTCTTCTGCCCACTGTTCTTGAACCTTTTTCTTTTCTGCCTCCAGTTTCTTTATGAGGGATGTTTCAGTATTTATATTTTCTTTATTGGTCCCGGTTAATGAAGTGGCCGTCGCCTCTGTTTTTAAGATATCATTATTGATCTGGGCGATTGCTGATTCTATACCGGCCAAATCCTTCTGTGTCGTCTGTAGGGCTTTCAACTGGTTAGCCTCTTTTTCCGTACCAAATAAACGGCTTATTTTAGCGGTAAGACTGTTCCGGTTATATCCTGACAATGTATTTTGCTGGCGGGTGTCCCAGTAAGCGTCGCTTTGCTCTGATTCCTGGCTTTCAAGATTCCTTTTTTTCTTGTACAATTCTTCCAGTTCCTCCTGGTAAGCTTTCAACTTGATTTGTTTTTCCAAGGAAACTAAATATTGATCTATAGCCTCCTTGTTGTTGTTTATGAGCCTGCCTTCTTCATTCAATTCCGCATTATAATCCGGTATCAGTTCTTTTAATTCAGCGAGCCTTTGTTTACGGGTGTAGTTGGAAAGGTTCTCGTCATTGATAGCAGCTACAAGAGTTTTTATTTTTGCTTCCTGGCTGGCATATTCTTCATTCACTTTCTTTACGACTTCCTGGTGGGCCTTCATCGCCGCCGAAGCCTGTTCCGTCTTCTTTGCAAGCTGGTAGATAGCAACACCGGCTGCCACGAGTAACGCGAGCAGGGCCGTATATGGATTCTTCAAAAGTTCGATCCTCATTAACCGAAGGGCGGCGGTACATCTTTTAATATTCAGGTGCAGCAATGCCTGGGCCGCCGCATAAGCCAGAGTAGCCGCCCGGCTGATATAAAGCTGTACGGCGTGCGCTTTCTCTGCAACGACCGAAGCAAGGGTCGCCGTTTTAAAACGGGCGTGCCACATGGTAGCGATTTTCAGTCCTCCATAGTAGGAAACCAAATAAGCGGTAACGGTATAAGTAACAACACCCCATTTATTAAACATGTCGATCATACCACCCACACCTTCCACCATAAGCGTAACAAGGTCTATTAAATCCCGGAGAATACCCTTTGATTCATAGAAACGTAAAACTACCCCTTCAATAGTTGAACTTAGCCGGTTTAATGCACCCTGAACGTTATCACCCATTTCTTCGGACATAGCATTAAAGGCGTCTTCCGCACCTGTTACCGCATCGCAAAGTGCCAGCACGGTATCGGTACCGTTAAGGAAAGTGTTAAACGCTGCAACGGAACGTTTATCGGTCAGTTCAAGGGCCTTGTTCAAGTCTATTCCTTCGCTGTTTAGTTTTTTAAGTCCCTTTACCAGATCATCCAGGTTGTTAACCGGACCGCCAAGAGCAAGCGCGAGTTTGCCGCTACTGTCAGCCAGGTTAAGCAAAATATTACGTGTTGCCGTCGCTGCCGATGAAGCGTCGAAACCGCTGTTTGCCAAAGCTCCCAAAAGGGCGGTCGTTTCCTCGATTGTGAATCCGAAAGAATTAGCAACCGGGCCGACGGTAGACATTGCACTATTCAGGTATTCAAAATTCAGGGCCGAAGACGTTGTACCTATTGCCATAGTAGAAAGTGCCCGTTCCGTATCTTCCGCATCAAGGTTGAAAATACGCAATGTTGCACCGGCAAGCGTAGCAGCCGAGGCAAGATCAGTGTCCACAGCCTTAGCGAATTTCAGCACGGAAGGCGTCATCGCTTTAATATCCTCTTTAAAAAATCCCAGCTTGGCAAGCTCTATCTGAAGTTCCGTTACCTGTGCGGCCGTATAAGAAGTAGTAGCACCCAGCCGGCGCGCTTCATCTGTTAAATCCTTGATACTCTTTTTCGTGGTTCCCAGAATAGCGGCCAAAGTACTGTTTTTCTTCTCGAACTCTATAATAGTACTGATCGCATCCCTTAGCCCGCCGACAATCTGTCCGGTTATCATTGCGCCGATAGTGACAAACACACCGGCCAGAACCGTTTTTATCTTATTCAGGGAAAGAAGGGAACCGCCGAAACCTTCCGCCTTTTTCGTGGCCTGCCCGTATGCTTTCTCAACTTCTTTCAGTTCCTTCTCCAGGGCGGCATATTTTTCCGGCTGCAAGGATTTCACCGTATCGCGAAGCTCTTTCCGCAAGGCGTTTGCCTTCCTTGCCAGCTGGTTGGCACTCATGGTGGTTTTATCCAGCCGTTTCTCACATTCGGCAATCTTCTTGTTATTCTCGCCGATCGTCTTATTATTTTCTTTCAGTTGCTCATCAAGCCTTTTCCATTGTTTACCGCCAGCTTTCCCGGTGGCGATTAAATCGGTCATAGCCTTTTTTATCTCCTTATTGCTATCCCGGAGCTCCTTGTTCTTTTCTGAAAGATTATGTATTTCCTTCTGCG